CTTAGAGGAGCAGTTATACCATAACCAACGGTTACACCAGAACCAGCAAGGCTAGTAGAACTTACAGTAAGTGTTTGATCAGCAAAGTCATCAATGAAGCAGACTTTTAAATCTTTTGCCCACTGTCCAGGGTTTTTAGCAGCGTAGTAGAAATCGGTAGCAGAAGTATAGTTAGACTGATAATCGTCGTAACTCTTAATCTTCAGAGTTGTTGTATTAGCAATACCAACACCAGCATTAGCATTCTTAAGGTCGTCATCATCGGTTCTAGCAACCTTAAGGATACCACCATATGAAAGGAATGACGCTGCAGTCATCCAATACTCATATTGTGCATCGGTTCCTATTGGCTTACCGAATGTATTGATTAAATCTTGTTCTGTCTCAACAGTAATCGGATCGTCTACTGGTCCGATTTCAAAAGGACCTGCGATTGCACCGATATTATCGAGTACATTATCCGCCCTTCCTACTGTTAGATCTACTTCCCTGATTAATACACCAGGTGATACTAACTGAATAGCCATGCTTGTGTCCCTCTAAGGTTCCCAATTTCCTACAAATTATTTATTGAAAAATACTCTTTCACAGGGGAAACAGTGCATGAACTAGGATTTATACTCCCACATATAACTCATGTCACCATAAGTTGATTCTATATCATCTCTATCTGTCTTAGTCCATCTCTGCCCTTCATCATCAATAATATAGTCATCTTCTAATCCATCAAGCATAAAACCAAATGGAGCCATATCCTGTTCTATCTGATTCTTATTATCTTCATACAATCTTTTACGAACATCTTGATCAGTTAACTCTTTAAAATAATCCTGTTGTACCAACCATGCATATATGACAAGACACATTGCCAAGTCATCATTACATCCATCATCAGCCTCGAATGAATTACTCTTTGAAATAAAAGTTGTTAACTCAGATATGATTTCATAATCATTAAACAATACCTTGTCTGCCTCAATCATTGTCTTGAGGTTTAATGCTCCAACCTTCTTGACAGTCTTGGACATCTTGACACCCAATTGTACCTTAGAACCAGAAAACCCTTGTCCTATAACCTGTCCTGCACGTCCTCTCATAGAAGACATAAGAAGGTTAGGATATTCAAAATCATAATTAAGAATAGATGCTACCTGATCTCCAATATCATTTACTTCAACTAATATAAAGGCATCATTGTATCCTTTACAAGTTTCGTGTATAATATTAGGAAATAGCATGGGTTTTATTTCATTATTCCTATACTTTGCTACAACTCTATGTGGGAATTCTGTTATATCTACAATTATAAACGTAGAGTAATCCTCTCCCACACCACGAGCAACGTCCACTGTACAAACATAATCGTGTTTATCTTTGGGTTCTTCATATAAGTCTAATCCCTCATTAGACATTTTTGGTTTATCATAAATCAAAGATTTTAATTTTGCTGGTGAAATAAGGGTATCAACAGAACCTAAGAAATTACATTCAAACTCAACTTTAAATTGAGATTCAGAAGTATTTTTAATAGTCTGTTCTCTCCAAGCATCATCTCTACCAGGAACTTCACTCCAATGGACAGCAGTAGGTACATATTCATTATCTCCGTTCTCAGCATCGTGCCACATGCGATAGAAGTGGTTCATACCCTTAGGGGTAGAGACGATGATAATCTTAGTTGATTTACCAGATGAAATTGTAGGATATACTGAACTAAAGAAGTCGTCAGCAATATGATTAGGAACGAACGCAAATTCGTCTAGGAATATGATATTGAATGTCATACCCCGAACTGCAGCAGCAGATGTAGATGCTGCCATAATCTTGGAACCGTTCTCCAGTTCTAAACTACCTTTGTTCCATACAAGAATACCCTGTTGCATCCATTTGGGTAAGTTCTCATAAGCAGTCTGGAGTCTTGCTAACAAGTCTCTGGCAGTTGCTGCTTTGTTTGCAAGAATACCAATATTAACATTATCATTAAAGATAGCATAATGAAGTAGATAAGATACGGACGTAGTAGACTTACCAGTCTGCCGAGGCATCATGCATATATTAAATCTATTATTATGAAATCTTTCTATTAATTTTTCCTGAAAAGGCCACATTTCAAAGGGAACTAAACCCTCATCAACGTTGACGATTTTTATATATTCTCTAGCAAAATAAACGGGATCAATTTTGCATTTGATAAATTCGTTAACTTGTTCACGAGTAAAATCAATCTCAGTATTCGCTTTCTTGAGATTGGGATTACCCAGATATATTTCTTGAGGCATAATTAAGATTCTCGATAACCGCTAATCATGAATGTACAGGTTGCGCCAGCACCAGTAGATTCAAAATCTCCAGTACCAACAAATAAAGCATCTCCAGTATTTTCTAGAACTAAAGGAGATGCATATACTTGGAATGTATAACTTCCTCTATCAGCAATACTCTCATCTACAATTCTATAATCTGGAGAATCAGTTGTTCCTCCATTAGGAACAAAATAAAGTTGAGCACTAGTAGATGCTCCATAACCAGCATGTACATATACACCATCGATGTATATTCTTTTATCGCCAGTGCAAGTTACAATTCCTACTGTGCTACCATAAGCAACCTTTACAGGGTTGCCCATCTTTGGGTGAATTAAATCTTTCCATGCCATAATTTTATGCGGTTATTTCAGGACCGCCTCCTTGTCTCACTGCTTGTATCTTTTTCATAAGAACCATTCTCTTGATTATAGATAATCTTTTTTCTTTTGCTTGCATTTGCTTTTCTTTCTTTTGTGCAAGTAACTTATCTGCTACATTCTCGACTCCAGGAGTTTTAGAATCATTAGAAGGCATAGGTGCAGTATCTTCAGGTAATTGTAAAATAGGTTTAGTAGGATCTCTTAGAACTACATCATAACCAGTACATCTTGCACCAGGATATACCTTTACAAGTGCATCTTGTACTTCTTTCTTAGAAGGAACCTTTAGTTCTGGGAAGAACATCTGGAGAGACATATACTTACCACGCCAAAGGAATGTGACATACATTGTCTGTCCATTTTTCCTTGGAAGAGTTGTTGCTTCATAAGTGTAAGTCTTCTTACCAACTTTGGTATGCCCATACTCACCAGTTTTACCTGGACGTACTTGTCCTAACTTACTACCTTTTCTAGAAACACCAGTCGATGTTTTACGTCCTCTCTTAGTAGTAGGATGTAATGTTGCTTTGTCCTTTCCTTTCTTTGTAATTACAGCATCTTGGTTATACTCCTTACCAAGACGTTTCATCTGTTTCTTAAATTTCTTAAACTTCTTCTTAGGTGCATTAACGGCCATTGATGGTTCGCTAACTGTCTTCTTCTTACCTGTCTTCTCATCCTTCTCAGGATACTCACCTTTCACCTTTTTATATCCATAACCCATACTACGTATCTTCTTACCAAGTTCCTTATTACGTGCTTTATTTTCCTTACCAGACTTATCTCCTCTGTTAGCAGTTAGGACTGCGGTGCTGCGACTCTTAGAGTGCTTTACCTGACGTGCCATTCCACCTTCACCAATAAGTTTTGGCCCACCTGCTTTCTTCTCTGCAGCAGCCTTCTCATTAGGATTAGTATTACCTTTAGCAAGATTACGCATCTTTGCTTTCTTTTGTGCTGACTTATGTGCAGTCTTATCTATTTCAAATGCTTCCTTAGCAGATGAAAATGCTTTCTTCATTACATCTAAACGTAGATGTGGTGGTAAACTATCTGCTGCTTCCTTCCTCTTCTTTTCTGCTGCTTTCTTACGGAGATCAGAACCTTTAACATGTTCTATCTCTGGTTTCCAATCTTCGCTACTCATTCCTCCCCCTCCATTGGAACCGTTCCCATTGCCATTGCCGTTGCTAGTACTAGTCCCATTAGCTCCTGAATGTCCATTACCATTCTTGTTGCCGTTTTTCTTAGATTTTCGTCCATTGTCATCATCAGGATCAGGTTTCAACCAACCACGAGCACCCACATAGTATCCTCGTGGAATAGGCATACACTTCTTCTCTTTATTGCAATAGTATTTTCCAGGAGGACAATCCTTCATAAGAAATAAGAAGTCTCCTTATATTTATATCAGTCTTCTTCTAATACTTGCTGATAGTATTTTAACTTCCTACGAAGAAACAGAACCTCTTTTTGAAGTTCTGCCTTTTCTTCTTCCAGAAGTTCTATCTCTTCTTGGTAGATGATAACACTCATGGAACTATTTAAACATTTAATGTCTTCTTTATCTTTACAAAAGAAGACATTAACCATGATAATCTTCTATATCAGAGTCCAGGTATTCCCGCCGCTTGCGTCGGAAGATCCATACCAG